GATGTTGCGTTTGCTGTGCCGATGATTGATGCACCATCTGCCACTGTTACTGCGTTTGAGTAAGTATTCGTTACTGGGAACCTTACTACTTTGCCGGTTTCACCGACCATGTTTATACTGTTGCGAATTAATGCTGAGTTAGGGAGCAGAGTAGCGTTCATAAAATATGGTACTAGATCTGCAACTAAGTCAGTATATAACTGAGCAACTTGTGCTGATTTTACTGTCATTTTAGTTATCTCCTTGAATTGACAATTTAATTTAAGACTAAATTACTTAACCGTAATTTCTAGTCTTGCCTTTTTGGATTTCACTAGCTCTGGTTTTGATCATATTATCTGTGATCTCACCTGAACTAAGTCCTCCTTTCCGATTTAAGCGTATATCTAAATACGCCTCTCTGTATGCCGGATCGGATTTAACACGCTGTTGATCTGCAGGCTTGACCGAAGTCTTATCTGCTTTCACACTACTTGTTTCACCTAATGGCATTTCAACACCTGTTTTTCCAAAGTTAAGACCTAGGTTCTTGCCAACTAATTCTACAGCACTCTTGTAATCTGGTGTTTCACCATCAGTGGTAAGATAACTCTCACCTGATCTGATTGCAAAAGTATCACCTTCTACTGCTAACATATTGTCTGCTTTCATTAATTTAACTACTGCTGACTTCTGTTCTGCTGTCCAGTTACCTGGCATAGCACTATTAAGTTGACCCATATGGTCCTTTAACAGTAAGTCTGTTTTAAGGCTGTTAACTTGTGATTTAAGTTCTTCTACAGTTGCTTCACGCTTCTTAACTGCATCTCTTAATGATTCAACATTTAGTGATGAGCCTTCTTCGCTAGGGTTACTGTCTTGAAGTGCTTTTACCACACCTTTAACACTATCAATGCTATCGACATTTAAGTCTGATATTAATCTAGACTCAACTTCTCTTTTAGCATTAGCACCTATTTTGTTAACATCATCTCGAGTATATACACGAGTTCCATCAACATATAACTTACCGTCTCTTTGTTCAACGCTTGGCGTTGTATTTTTCTCAGATTTAACCGTTTCCATATTGTCGACGCTATTTGCGGAATCTGTTACCGGAACACTTTGTTCAGTATGTTCAACTGTATTTGTGGAATCTGCTTCCATTTTCTATCTCCTAGTTATCGCTTGAGTGAGCGTATTTTTCTTTAAGGGCACCTACTTATGGTACTCCTACCTATACAACTTGTCCGTTTAAAGACTATTGTTCGTGTAAGAACCTTCAACTAATTGTGTTAAACGCTCTTGTATCTTTTGTTTGAGCCCTGGACCAAAGTCAGCATCTTCTGACCTTGCCATTGCTACTCTTAATTCGTATTCTTCGTGAGTCTCAAATGGCATGTATATAGTTATGCCCTCCTCACTTGTATGACTATGAGTTCCTGAGCCGCCTAGGGCTTTTGCCATTGCTTCTGCTTCTTCTACTGTGGCAAATTCTGCAGGTTCATCTTCATAGTTATCTGGTCCAAATACTTTTTCAAATCTTTCATAAGTGAGTAGTAATTTGTCCAGCTCTTGTAATTCGTTTTCTAAACCTTTTTGGTTATACAGTCTATTATATGATACTGTTAAATCATCTGGCATGTTAATACCTTGCCAATCAAACCACATAGGCCATAACACATTGGCTTCTGCATTCTCTAATGATGTTGCTTTCTTGCGTATCATTGCTTCTAACTTGCTGTCGTACTGTTCAAGTTGTACACCTGATCGACTTGCTTTGATTAGTTCTTCTGATCTAATCATTGCTAACTCGTTCATTTTGCTTATCTTTTGATCTATAAGTTCACGCAACTCTTTGATACTATCTAGAGGTGGTGACTTAAATTCAAAAGTAAAGTTAGGTTGCCCATTGAGGCTGTTCTGTACTTGAATTACAGATCCAGGCTCAGCACCAACATTAAAGTCATTTTGCGTTAATGTTGTTTCATCTACAACTGTTACAGGATGAGCACCGTACGATATGCTACTGTATATTTCCCCGTAGTCTCCGTATATGGAGCGTTGGATTTGTGCAATATCAAAAACAGGTGTATGACCTATCCCATTGTAGATCTTCGTGCTTTGATATATGGGACTTACAGGAGGATATCCAAGAGGATTCTCTTGAATTGTTCTGTAAAATCCTTTGTCTTCATCTTCTGCTTCTGGATCAATGATATATTCAGCACCTTCTGGTACATCTATATCATCTTCTCCTAATGGCATAAAGATTGTTTCGATTGTGTCTGCGGTTATGTGTTGTAGTATTTGTACTCCTGGTTCTTCTGATATTCTAAGTACAATACTCTTTAATTCTAGATCACCGTTAGCATCATAACCATACTTCCAATTAAGTACATCTAATGGTGAATGCATTCTCCACTTAGGATAATCTGCACCTGCTAATTTCAAACAACTTACCCACACAACACCGTATACTGTTGAGTATGTGTCTACCATGCTCATGAATTCGTTTATTGAATTACCTTCACCATCGCAGTTACTCATAAATTGTTTTATGTCTGCTTCATCTGGGAGGTTTCTAACTGGAGGCGATCTAAATAAGATTGCGTTGTATTCGCTTACATACAGTCTAGTATAAGGTAATACTGGTACATTGTTTACTTTCTCATCATAGAAAGAACCAACATAGCCACTACTGCCTGAGTCTGCTTCTTGTTGCGAATTTACTGGTCGAACTACTTCTGTGGTGTAACTACCTGTTACTACACCGTCTTGTTGATCGTAAGTTCTGATTGTGTCACTTGCTGTGCTTTGATCAATTGCATATGATCTTAAGTATTGTGCATCTCTGTACTCTACACCACCCCAATAAGATCTAACAGCAAGTCTCCAGTCGTCTGCGTATCGTTGATAGAGTTCATGGGAACCTGTGATATAATCGTAATAGTTGAAGGGTGCGGCCATATAATATTCCTATAGTGAATAATAACTGCTCACAACTGTGAGCATGTGGTTATGTAATTACAAAGTATATTTATCTATATTAGATTATTTTTGGACAAATATGGCATTGTCCACACTATATACATCGGCAGCCGGGTGTATTCCTTGGCTAGTACGCACATTATATATCTGAATTCCATACTTTTGTGCGTCTATGTAGTCTCTGTACACTTGACTATCACTTAATTTGTGTTGTGCTTTTTCTACATCATCTAGATCTTTGTATGCACTTATGTATTGCTCGAATAACACATGTCCAGGATGTTGACCTAGTTCTTCTGTAAATGTGGTTATACCATCTTCTCTGTCTAGGTCTTGTAATGTTTTAATTGTTTTCATTTCTATTCCTGTTTATTTCTAATGTTTTTTCGTACCTGTGAGCACCTACATGTTCGGCATAATACTTTGCATACAGTTCTAATTCTTCTCTAGTACGCATAGTCCAAGTGTGATCTCGGTACTGTTCTTCAGTGCTTAGTTCGAATGGTTTAGTCCATTGTTCACGCGGCAGTGAAGGATACCAATATATTCTGTATGTTGATGTTATCATTGTTCTATGCTATACTTTACTGTTAGTTCTTCTCTGGGCAATATGTTTCTAATAGTACGCAATATGTATGTGCTACCATTCTCTACAAGTTCACAGTTAGGCTTTAGACTATGATTAAGAAAGCCACCTAATGGTGTTCTAATAATTTGATAGTCTACTATGTGATGACTTATGCCTAATATAGTGTGAGGAGAGAACACATCGGTTGCAAACAAACCTAAGCCTTCTATGTTGCTATTTCCTATAGTAACACCTGCAGGTAAAGGCTTGTAAGTGAACTTAGTCATCTGCTAAGTCTTCCCATTCGGTGTCAGCAGGATCATAATCTGGGTGATCAGGCTGTTTCTTCTTTTTGCCAAATATCTTTTCCCAGTTATCCTCATACTGCTTTTGGTCATTGCTTTTGCGTGGAGCACTTCCTTTGCCTCCATGCCATTGACTACTCATCGTCATCCTCTGGGTATTGTAACACACCATTGATGCGTACTTTGAACTTTGGCTTTTCTTTGTGTTCTTGTTTAGTCCATTTAATTTGTTCGTAACCTGCTTTGTAGTCTGCCATACTACCACGCATTGCTGAACCTTTACCGTGACTGGTATCACCATATGCACTATCAGGCTTTTGTATGCCTTGTGCTATATCCCGTGCTTTCTTTAATGCACTATTGTTGTTAATGATCTTTTCATTTTGTGCATAACGCTTAGTGCCTTTCTCTGGGTGAGTACTTTGACCTTCTACTTTAGATCTAGACTTGTTGCCTGACATCTTTTCGAAATCTTTACGCATTATGAGTTCCTTTTATTAATCTCACTACCATATGCGGCTATAAGTGTTAGCACAGTTAATGGCATCCACCATAATGATATTAGATCTAACATATGACCCCACATAAGACTAACGCCTATTAGTGCCATTGTGTTTAATGGGTTTGTTTTGTGAGTGCTTTCTGTTTTCCAGTTATCTGGTATTTTCATATCTATTCTCCTGTTGTAAACCATTGCTCAGGCAACGGATTGTTATCTAAATCTGTTTTGGCCTTCCATGCTGTTATACGCTGGGTTGCTATGTTAACATAGGCTGGGTCTAATTCACATCCTGTAAAGTCATAGTCAAGTTCTACTGCTGCCATACCAGTGCTTCCTGATCCTGTAAACGGATCTAACACTTTGCCACCAGCTGGTGTAACTAACTTAACCAGATACTTCATTAACTCTACTGGCTTAACTGTAGGGTGGTTGTTGCCTTGTAATTCTTTAGGTGTATGTTCTAATATTTTTGCCTTAAGGCGTTGTGCATCTCCACCTATGCTTGGATCCCACAGAGGATGTTTTTTAATATCATCTGGATGTGTGCTACCTATCTGTAGTATTGTTTCCTTACTCTTGCCCAAGTCTTTGTTGTGTTCTAATATCTTATGTTTCAATCTCTGTAAGTTGGTGCCTATGCTTGGGTCCCACAATGGATGATTCTTAACATCACCTTGACTATAATTTGCTAGTGGATCTGGTGGTGCTTCAAATCCTATATGACGCTCTGCTCTGCTTACTTTGGGACAATAGAAGAACTTTTGGTAGTCACTGACTTCACCTAACACATTACTGGGGAATCTGCCTGTATTTGTTTCTTCACCATTTCTAGCAGGAATATTACTATTTTTTATATTATAGAAGTGACTGCTACCGTACTCTTTGTGTATAGAAGTTATTTGTTCTTCTCCTATTCTAGTAGCATCTATATTAAGAGCACCTACACCATGTGTTAACACATTGTCTATGGTGCTGCCTTTAAATGGCTTACGGGCCATCACTATGGGTTCGTGTGCTGGCTTTAAGGCTGTTTTCCAACCTGCCCATTGTTGTGCTTCTGGTGTTTGTGCTTTGTATACCATACCACACTCTTGACCTTTATCGCAACTATAACGAGCATTACTGTCTCTTTTGCATACCGGACATCTTGTTCCTTGCATTGATAAATCAACACTTTTAGGGCCGTGCTTACCACCGTTGTATTCAGCTCTGATTGTCTGGTCTTGACCTTTATTCATACGCTTGTCTATTGCTTTACCTATGTCTTGTGCTTTAGGGAATCCACTAGCATACAACCACATAATTTGATCTCTGATCTCAAACCCTACACCTTCTATGTTAGTTGCTAAGTTGTGATATGTTCTTGCGGCTGAGAATGCCAGTATATATCCGCCTGGCTTTAACACTCTGTAGCATTGTTCCCAAGTCTCTACTGCACCTGTGTTACTATCCCACTCTTTGGCTAGGAACTCTATTCCATATGGTGGGTCTGTGACTATACTATCGAAGTAGTTGTCAGGGTATGTTTTTAATATATCTATGTTATTGCCGTTATGTATCTTCATATCTTTATAATGTCCTCTGTATTCTTTGGCCTATACTATTACTGTGATTAGTTCTGGGTTTAATGTTTAGTGGGAACAGGTGATTTACCATGTAACCTAAACAGTCCATATGGTGATCTAATCCTGAATGTTTATCTGGTTGTCTAGTGCCTTCAAGGTATGTGTGTTTTTGTAATCCTTCAATTACTTTAACACACTTAGGATCAATTGTCAACCGAATATTGTCACTCTTTAACACTGAATTCACTGATGCTAGTCTATCCTTTACAGCAGGGTTAACTGCACCTACTTTAAGTTGGAATCCGGCATTTGATAGTATTATGTGATCTGTGATGCCTCCTACTGCACTGCTACGACGCTGGGCTCCACTTGCATCTGGATATGCTATTGTTCTTCTATTGTTATATTTGCGTTGTATTTCTGCACACAGTTCTTGTGTGTCTGATCCATGTAGAGTTATTTCATCTATAATGTGTAAGCCTGTTGTGGTTAACACACCTATAACAGCACATAAAGGACTAAAATTAAAGTCAACTCCTACATGTAACATTGTTCCTGGATCAAGTAAATTATCTCGTTTAATGATGTTGTGTTCTCCGAATGCATAGTATATAAGTCCACTGTAGTCTACCCATTGTGCTAAGTATTCTTGCAAAAAGGATTTCTCATCCATATCTCTTTTAGCGGCTTCTATTTCTTCTTCACTTACATTACCACCTTCAATGGTTGTGTATTGCCAACTCTTCCAGTCTGGCAAACGCTTTTCATTTTGATATAGATCGTATAATGAACCTCTGCCTTTTGGTGAACTAATAATAAGTGCTGTGCCTTGTCTATCTGATAGTGTAGGTCTTAGTACTGCATTCCACACTTCATCTAACTGTGATACATCTGCGGCTTCATCTATTACTATGTGATCTAAACCTAGTCCGCGAATACTGTCTGGATTGTCCACACTACGCAACATT